TCTTTTACTTCAAAAGCTAAAACACCAGCATCAATAAATATCATTAATACTGTTGCTACAACTAAGAATATAAGAACTAAAGGTCTTATGTTTTTTGATAACCAAGAGTCCGAGTTCATGTCGACTTTCCATCTTTCAGTTACTTGCTTTTGCATTTCAGCTTCGTAACCCATTATCATATCTTTTAATTTTCTTTCAGCTTCAAGCTTTTCTTCTTTAGATGTATGTAAATTATCTATTACACCACCTACATTTTTAACTAGTTCTGCTGTTCCTTTTGATAATAAATTTCCTATCATTATATTGCTCCTTTTTCGTTTCCATTATTAGCGTCATCTTCCCACGGAAAACCTTCATCTCCAGCTTCTTTTGCAACACCATCTACTATTATCATGTCTTTACCGTTAATAGTTTTTCTTGGATATGTAACGCCATTATACTTTACAAAATCATCTCCATAGGCTAGCTTACCAACGCGCATGTCAGTAGAATGCCTCATTTCATGATTTATGACTTGTCTCTCTTCTTCGCTGCCAGGTATTATTTTATCATTAATATATATGCTACCATCCATATTAGCCTCACCCATAATCCCTTCTGCTAGTGGTTTTCTTACAACGGGTGTACCGGGTACAGAAGCTTCGCCACCGCTGTTTTTTCCAAAACGAAGTTTTGTTTTTATTACACCGTTAACAGCGTAATTACCTCTACTTTTACCTAGTTTAAATCCCATATTTTTTTATTTTTAAGCCACAGGGTTTTTTGGAATACGCTGCTTTGGTTCTTTTGGACCACCAAATCTTGGTTTGTTTAAATAAAACACGTCACCATTTTTATGATCTCTAGCTTTATTACCATCATCATCTCTATATGTTTTGCCTAAATCTTTTTCGTCTACTGTTATTTGGCTTCCACTACCTTCGTATACTTTTATATCTTTTTTAATAGGTGAAGTTCCTGGATATGTAAACCCTTTCATTTTAAATGCCATTATTTTTTAAGTAATTTTTTCTTTTCAGCTTTAAATCTTGGTTGATTTATTTTACTATTTTTAAAACGCCCAGGATTTTCTGCTTGATATTTGTTGCTGTAAATACCAGACTCAAATAAAAGCTCAGCCTTACGACCAATCTTTTTAACTTTGTTTACTACTTTATCTTTTATTTTTGAAACTTCATGTCCAAATATTGAAGTGCCTTTTACATGTTTTGTACCTTGCTTCATCGGTGAATTACCAAATCCACTAAAACCTTTCATTTTAAATGCCATGTTATCTGTTTTTATCTTTTATCATATCATCTATAGCTTTATTGTAAACTTTATCTGTATACGATTTATTGTTGTAAAAAATACTTCGCTCTGATGTAGGAAGATCTTCCTCGCCTAGAAGTATTCTGTAAATTCTAGTTATTATTTGACTACATTTAAAAGAAGTTTTAAATACTGAGT